TTATAAACTATTGATTGCTGTTTCATAATTTGAGACAGCTTTTTTTGCGTTTTCTTGGTTAGTGTGCCAATATACATTTTCAGTCATCATCAAGTTAGAGTGCCCTAGTCTGTATTGTACATCTTTAGGGCTAGCTTGAGCATAGAGCATCATTGTTGTATGTGTGTGACGAAAACCATGGAATGATACGTTAGTCACGCCAGCAGCCTTAAAATGCTTATTTAGGCGTTGTCTTAAATTACAAGCATAGGCATATTTTTCTGTAAATACAGAGAATACAACCGTTTCAGACCGCCCTAGTTGCCATGATTGTACTTGTTGGCGGTTTTTATATTGCTTGAGCATAAGTAACGTTGCATTGTCTATTGGTATATCACGATAACCAGCGCTTGATTTAGGCGAGTTTATCTCTTGAAATCTGTTGAGTGTCTTGTTAATGCTGATAATACCATTATCTAGGTCAATATCAGACCATTCAAGAGCTAGAGCCTCACCGATACGGCAACCAGTAGCTAACAAAGTCTTGTATAGGACAATATCAAACAGGTTTTCATAGTTTGATTGGTCTAAGATATCGAGATAATCAAGAAATTGTTTTAACTCTTTGTTATCTAGATATTTTACACCAGCTTTTTCTTTTTGTTGCTTACGTGGCACGATAACATCGTTAGCTGGGTTATATGTTATCACTTGCAGAGAAACACCGTATTTCAAAATACGCTTATTCATGTTATGCAGAAAGCGATAGTTAGCATATGCCCCTTTTTCGCCCTTATTTGCTTTCTCAGCCCATTTGTTTACTTGTTGTTGGATAATAGGTGTCGTTAGCTTAGATAGCTTGTAATCGCCAAATACAGGCAATAAATGAACTTTTATTAAACCGTCGTATGATTGTTGCGTATTTGGCTTGAGAGAGCTTTTATAGCTATCCCACCAACTATTAGAAAGCTCCTTATACGTTGTAATTGTTGGCTTGTCTTTAACTGTATAGCCGTTAGCAGCAAAAGCATTGATAGCATCACGCGCTTTTATTCTAACGCCCTTTTGGGTAGTGGCTGTAACAGTTGTACGGGCTTTCTTGCCCGTTAGTTGGTCAACTCCTAGGTAAACACTAGCATAGTAAACTTTTTGACCGTTCTTTTTGATTTTATCTTTGATTTTCATGTATTTGTACCTTTCTTTCCATCAGCAGGCAAGGCGCGTGGTTTTGTTAGGTATTTATACATGTTATTACAATAGAATGATTATTATTTTTTAAATTCGGTAATCATTTTAAAAATAATTTCTTTATCTGATGAATCTAACAAAGAAAGAAAGACTAGCAAATCACTTTTAAGATATTCTTTTTTATCTAATAAAAAAGTTAGATATTTATAAAATTCAAAGTCTGTCTCTTTGTCGCTTAGTTCCTGATATACTTTTTGACCATACCGAGCTTTTATTTTTTCTCGGCTACTTCGTACCAGTATAGCCATATCTTTGACTTGCTGAACTTGAGGGTAAATATCGCTATCTTGTTCAATATTCTCAGCCATATCAATTAGTTTTTGAGTCTCTTTATAAAAACCTTCTTCATCACTAGGAAATTCAAAAGCAATAGTTTCCTCATGATAACCTAGAAGATATGGGACAGTTACACCGAAGAAATCAGCTAGTATTTGAGCAGGCGCAGACTTTATCGGTGTTCTATTTGCCTCCCAGTTTTGGACAGTCCGTAGAGTAACAGTAAAATCAGACTTATCATTTAGCATTTCTGTCAGAGCTTTTTGAGATAAGCCTCTTTCTTTTCGCAATTTTTGCAATCTATTCATTAGGTAAAACCACCTTTCCAAAATGATTATAACATATTTTTTTATTTTTAACGAAAAAAATTTCGCAAACCCCTTTACAACGAAAATAATTTCAGTTATAATCAAAATATAAACGAAAATAATTTCGTTAGAAAGGAGAGTGAAAAGATGCTTATTACAGAAGAAATTGCTGTAAAAGTCCGAAAAAAACGAGCTGTTGAGCGTTTAGGTAAAGTGGCATTAGCTAAAAAGTTAGGAGTCACACCACCAACTCTAGGAAAAGTTGAGAATGGTAACTATGATGCTCCTAAACGCATCTATGAAAGCGTGATGACTTGGCTAGTAGAAGAAATTTAAGCCAAGCAAAAAGCCATGTACAGGCGACCAAACCAACGTACACGGCTAAGGAAAAATAACAAAACTCAAGCAAGGCAAGGCGCGTGGTTTTGTTAGGTATTTAGTAAGAGTGAAAATTATCGCCCTTATAAAATATATCACTTTAATTTTACCAAAAACAAAGGAGAAAATCAAAATGACATTAAGTACACGAAACATTAAACAGCAGGGAAACCAAATTGATGAATTGCTCCCACGTATTGAAATTATCCAAAAGCTAGGTCGCGCTTTACTGCTTGCTGATAATGCTGGAGCAGATAGCGTTGTTTTACTCTATCAAATGAAACAAGCATTTTGCGTTATTTCTGAAATGACTGAACAGTTATATCAAGAATTAGACCTAATCGCTTGTAAGTTGATAAATTGTGATGATGATAAAGAATTGGAGACTATTAGACAACATGAACGATAAGATTTTAAGCAACTATGAATTGCTATGTGCAGAGCTGGAAAATGTTATCAGCACCTTAGAGATGGCTATTAGTGATATTGACCAAGACAAAGCAACAGCTCTTGTAGCAGTAGCAACCAATGGGCTAAAGCATCTTGTTTCAGAACACACAGAATTATCAGATAGATTTTTCAAGGAGTATGACAATGAATGAGTTAAATTTAACACCAACTGAAAGTATTATCTTGATTATCGTATATTTGGTTATTCTCGTCTTGTTATGGCGTTATGAGAGCTATATAGAGCTTGATATTAGCCCACAAATTGATGAAGCAGAGGAAAACACCACAGACCACGTAAAAGAGCGCTATGGGCGTTATATTCAGCTTGCAGGTAAACGTTACAACTAGGAGGGGAGTATGGGAATTGATTTAGACAAAATTGATTTAGACCAATTTGAATTGGGTACGGGCACCTATTCTAAAGGCTATGAATTAGCAGATTTAAAAATACGAATATTAACCGCGAATAAATTGTTTGAATTTTTTAAGGAGCACTATGATGGGGTCGATATTGTATCGAAAAAGAAAGCGTCAGAGCGCCTCGGAGTATCGTATACAACTTTAGATAATTGGGAACGCCTAGGACTTCGGAGGCTGCAAAGTCCTTATGAAAGTAGCAAAAAAGTGTTTTATCTTTGGACAGATATTATTGCTTTTCTTACTGTACGCTAGGAGGTCTATTTTGAAAGTATTTATTATTGATGGTGATGCGTGGAGAGGTAAGGCGCATTACTCACCTAGTTTAGATGTTGTTTTCATCAGCGATAAAGTGGATAAGCACGCGCGTGACGAACTGATTGAACGTGTGACGAAATCAAGCAGTAGAACAATTTGGAGGTAAGGAATTATGAAATTAACTGAGTTTATGATGAGTCACGATAGAGCTTTACAAGCAATCGGAAAAATTGAAGAGTTTTTGGCAGAAGAGCAGCTGGATGGTATGGCAACCTCACTAGAAGTTATTAAAAGCCATATATCATTAATGGAGTGTGATTATATTAGTCTTTGTGATGTTATCTTAGAGGAGAAATAATGGCAGAAGAAAAGCGTTACTGGTGGTTGAAGATGGAGCATGATTTTTTTGAACAAAAAGAAATGAAAGCCTTGAAAAGGATGGCAGCAGGGTATGTATATACCACTATTTATCTAAAATTGTTACTGAAAAGTCTAAAAAATAATGGCTCATTGTATTTTGAAAGTATTGAAGATGATTTTGTATCAGAGCTTGCATTTGATATTGATGAGACAGTAGAGGATGTTGGAGTGGTATTTGATTTTCTAAAACGTAAAGGGTTACTGGTTGAAGTATCAGAGGATGAAGTTTCATTACCGGGTGCAGTACAACGTATAGGCTCAAAAACTCAATCAGCAGTAAGGATGGAAAGGATGAGAAAAAAGAAAAAGCGGGAGAGTGGTGTAACAACGTTACACCAAACCGTAACTTTGTCACAAGATAGTTACGTAGAGAAGAGTAGAGAAGAAAAGATAAGAGATAGAGAAAGAGTAGAAGTAGATAAAGAACAATCACCTACTCCCCCTACCCTTAACCAAGACTTTGTAAATCTATATAAATCTTTTGAGCAAGAAACGGGAAAAGCCTTATCGCCAATACAGATGCAAGAATTACAGTACATGCTAGAGGATTTTAGCGCTGATGTTATTCATGAGGCATTGAGAGAGGCAGTAGGTCAAGGTAAGGCTAATTTTGCTTATATTCAAGCTATTCTCAAGCGATGGAAACAGGATAACCTATTGACGGTAGAGCTTATTAGAAATAATAAGGCAGCGCGTGAGGCTAAGAAACAGCAAAATAATTCAAAACCAGAATCACAAACCCGTGAAGAATGGTTGGCGAACTGGTCAGAAGAAAATCCATTTTAGAAAAAGGAGTTACATATGCTAACGCAAGATGAATTTATCGCAAATACAAAGACACTAGAAGAGAATTGTCCCATTCATGGCATCCCGTTAATGCAGCTTGATAGAGTTGTTAAAATTTCTGGGGAAGATAAACCACGGAAACCGTCTCCGTTTTGTCCTAAATGTGCCAAGGAGCAGATAGATAAGCAGGTACAGCGAGATATAGAGAAACATTTGAATGCTGGTATCTATCAGAAAACCTATGATGTGCTTATGCGAGACAGTACAATTCCAGAAGACTTAAAAGCGGCATCTTTTGATAATTTCATTATTGAGTCACCAGAGGAAAAGCAGATGTTAGATTTTGTAAAAAGTCAAACTCAAAAATATCTGGATGGTATGAATGGAAATACTTTGCTAACAGGCACTACAGGGGTTGGAAAAACTCATCTAGTTGTTTCTCTTGCAAAAGAGCTGAATGAGGCATATAGAGCCAAAGGAGAGCCTAAGAGCGTATTATTTATTAACCTTACCGAGATACTAAGAGAGATCCGAGAGAGTTTTAAGTTTACTAGCAAAGAGGGTTATTATTCGCGGATGCTGAAAGAGGCTGATTATCTGATTTTAGATGATTTAGGGGTTAAACTTGGTAACTCATCGGGTCAATCTAAGTCAGCATGGGAGGAGGGGTTTATTTTTGATGTGCTTAGTCATCGAAAAAATACTATCATCACAACCAATTTAAGCAATAATGAAATAGCAAACCTATATAGCGAACGTGTTGCAAGTCGTGTCCGTACAGGGCTAGATGGTAACTATTTCAAAGTATTTAGTATCAAAGATAAGCGTTACTCAATCAATCAGCTAAAAAACAAAATATTTTAGAACAGGAGAATTAAAATGACTTATGATGAAATCAAAACACTTGTCTTTGAGAGATTAGATGAGCAAGTACAGTATGAAGTAAAAATGTATCTTGATGGTAAGGAAACGATGCTTGAGAAAACAGCTATACTTGAAGCGATTTTGGTTGCTTTTAATTATATTGATAGCGCCCTAAAACAAGACTTGCTTGTGCGTAACTTACAAACCTAAACAAACCATGAAAAAACTTGATATCTCTATCTTTATGGTTGTTTGGTTGGAAAATTCAACAACTTATTAATTTTTGAACAGGAGACTTAAAATGACTTATGAGGAATTAAAAAAATGGCTTGATGAACAAGAAAAACTAGCACTTGATGCCATGCTTGAGGGAGCTAGTTATTCCAAAGAGCAGATAGAGGGTGTATTTTCTAGTTTGTATAATACTATCAGTTGCATCAATATGATGTTACGTGATAATGAACTAACTTACAAATCTAAACAAAAATAGACACTTTTCATGGGGTAAGAAATCGCTCCAATTTAGAAGTAGTTGCCATGCTTTCCACGACCAAATAAATCAAGCGTGGCAATCTAACCAATTTGAAAAATCATCCATAGGGGACACAAAAAGGGTAGTATTTTAGCATACGAACCCTAAAAACCTAGTGAAATCAATAGGCTAGGGGTATTCAGATTATAATAAAATGAAATAAAGGAGCGAAAACGTGGATTTTAAAGATATTCAACCAATGGAATCAGTAGCTGAATTATTAAGCCAAGGCTGGATAATTTTAGAAAAAGATGGTATAATTAAAAAAGTCAATAATGTAAGTCATGGTAGTGTAGAAATCCATTTTAGGGCTGGCGTGCCATATAAAAAGACTAATCATGTTGACAGTTTAATTTAATAAATAATGCTAGAGGAAGAACCCAATGCAAATTTCAAGGCTTATGGCTTTGTTATTGTGTTGGGTTCTTTTATTTGTCATAAGGAGGATTTTAAAATGACAACATCAAATGTATTGCCTAAAATTCAATCTATCGTATCTCAAGTTAAGGCAAAGCATGAGGCTTTAGAAGAATATAAAGAAAAGCTTGATGCAGCTAAAACAGAATTAGAACAAGCCCGAATTGATAGGGAAAAGAATTTTTCATTTGAAACTGATACTAAGGTGGCGGAGTTAGAAGGGTTTATCTCGCGTATTAGTAGTCGTTACAATCTTGAAAAACAGACTTTTGAAGAAGAGCGACCAAATAAGTTAAGGGCTGTTGAGGAACTTTTTGGGGATTATGTTATTGAAAAATGGGGAGCAGACCCAGAGGCGCGCGAATTAACACAGCGTACTATCGAGAGCTTTAAAAATACAGTGGTCTTGCTAAACCAGTACACATCAAAACCAAAAGACATTCATCAGCAAGCGCTAGCAGATGTTATTGACGAAGATTTTAAAATAGCTTTTAGTGGTTTAATAACCTTGATGACGGCTAATGGTTCAACTTATTCATTAGCTAATTCAATCCCTTTAGGTTATGATACATACCAAAAATTATATAGCGTTGGGCGTTCATTGGGAGTTAAATTCGAGTGATTTATAAGAAGTATCATACAGCATTGGTATTTACGCTTGTTTTGCAACATATGCTAAAAGATACTGAGTTAGAGGAAAAAGCATTTAATTTGTATGCTGACATTGTAGAACAAGAGAGAGTACCAATGCATCAAATAAAATCAGCCAATTTATACTCAAAAAGAATTATCAGAGCCTTTGAAAAGGGGCAAATTTCACAGCCATCACCCTTTACGAGGTTGCAGGAAGTTAGGCAAATCACCAAAAAGGGTATAGCTAAAATGGTTGGTTATTTTAGTCCATAGGGGGTACTATCCCCTTTTTACATGTTAGGAGGTATCGGATGGCAGGAAATGAAAATGATAGCCTTACATCCAGACAAGTCAAATTTATAGATGCCATGCTTACCGAACCAACGATAGAGAAGGCTTGCGAAAAAGCAGGGGTATCTAGGGCGACAGGTCATAAGTATCTAAAAGTTGCAGCAGTTAAAAAGACATTAAGGGTAAAGCAAGATGAGATGATGGATAAAACAACTCAAATGCTTTACTTGGCATCATCCAATGCTGTTTCTGTACTCAATGATATTATGATGGATAGCAAGGTTAATCCGTTTATAAGAACCCAAGCAGCAAAGGCTATACTTGAACAATCTTATAAGACCCATGAAATTTTTGGAGTTGTAAGGCAGATTGAAGAATTGAGGTTAGAAATTGAGGAAGTATCTAAAAGAAATCAAAGAGTTACGAGAGCTCAAGGAATTATTGAGCAATAGAAGTATGCCAGAGTTTATTATTGTTGAGGGAAACAATGACCTAGGAGAATTTTTCCGAATTGATGGCGAGCTATTTAGTGATAATGAACTGTTAGAAAATCTTAAAAAATGGCGTGAGTGGCAAGTACCAGTTATTGTTGATGATTGGTGCAATCGTATCCTAAACGGGGATGAAACAGAAGTCTTATACTTTCCCACTCATGAGGATAAGATGGACTATATTAGAGTTAATAAAGGCTTAGAACCTTTGTATCATACGCCGAACAAGCCCCATACAATAATTTCTAAAAGTGAATGGTTAGAATTGTTAGATTGATGATTTAGGAGGTAGAAATGACTAAGAAGAAAATAGAGCGTATTTCTGTAATACATCGAGAGAAGATTTTATGGCTCAAGTGGTATTTCATGCGAGATAAAGAACATCCTAAGTATAGTGTCCTTGAGCGAAAAATGTTTGATGCTGCTAAAAATCAAGATATGCTAGCTTATCAAAAATATGCAACTATCAAGCAAATAACAGATATTAGAGTACAGACAAGCCCAGAGGATGTGCTAGAGACTGTAAAAGAGGTTTATGTATATAATCGTATGAATGTTATTGGAGCTTGTCAGAGGATACTATTTCTTGCTCAATCATCAGCCTATACTAAGCTGAATCAGTGGTTTGATACCTATTCTGATTTGTATTTTAGCATTGTGCCTTTACCTAATATGGGGGTATATCATAATAAATTAGAGGAGGTATAACATGGGAAAAGCTATTAGTATTAAGATAGATTTAGGCGGGATAGAGAAAAAACTTAGTCCACAATCCTTACAAATAGGAAAGATAGCAATGATGAACCAAATGATGCTTGATACCAATAAATATATCCCAAAGAAAAGCGGTAATTTGCGAGCATCTGGGCATGTAGTCGGAAATTCTATAGTTTATAACCCACCTTACGCAAGAGCGCAATATTATGGACCAAAGCGGAAAGGTTTTGTTTCTGAAAAGCAAAGACGATTTTTCTTTGCTAACAGGGAGAAATTACTAGCAGCTAAAAGAAAGTACACAACGCCCGGAACTGGTACGCATTGGTATGAGAAATCCTTTAAAAATGCCAATAATATTAGAAATTGGAAAAGGGTATTTATAAAAGCGATTCATATAGATGCTACTTGATAAATTTTAATACTGTTTGATATAATGATTTAAGCACAAAGGATAGTATAGAAGGAGTACACCTTGATAGAGGTAGCCACGGTGCGAATCCGTGTCATTGTGCTAGCATCTAGGAAACTAGGTGCTTTTATTATTGTGAGAATTGACAAATACCTTAAAATGTGCTACAATGTAACACAAAGAAACGAGGGAAATAACATGAGTACAGTAACTATCAGATTAAATCAAGAAGAAGAAACGTTTTTCAAAAGTTATGCTCAATTAACAGGACAAAGTCTTTCAAGTCTTTTCAAGAAAGCCTTAGAGCGTGATATCGAAGATGAGTATGATTTGAAAATTTATAAACAAGCCTATGCTGAATACAAAGCAGACCCAGAGACAATTAGCCATGCTGATTTTAAGAAAGAGCTAGGCTTGTAATATGTACAGTATAGAGTATTCTAAAAAGGCTCAAAAGCAGATTAAGAAACTAGATAAGCAGATACAGCGGTTGTTATTTGCTTGGATTGATAAGCACTTAGAGGGCACAGACAACCCACGCGCCAATGGTAAAGGTTTAACAGGAAACCATGCTAACGAGTGGCGCTATCGTATTGGCGACTATCGCCTAATTTGTGATATTCAAGATGATAAAATGGTTATTCTAGCTCTTGAGTTTGGGCACAGGAAAGATATTTACTGA